GTTTTACTAACTCTACTGTTGATGTTTCTACTTGGATAGATGAAGATTATACAGGAACAATTCAGACGGTTCAAAATGCACCTGCAAATGTAACTATTCATTATTATTTAGATAATGTTGAATTACAAGGAAATTCAATAACATTATCTACAGCAGGACAACATACAGTTAAAGCTGCAATAGTATCGGATAAAGTATATAACGATACTTATACAACATATACTATAAACTATAAAAAAGAAAAGAGAACAGCTCAACTATTCTTTGCAAATTCAGTTGTTGAAGAAACTGTAGAAGATATAACTGAATATTCTGGAACTGTATAGGTTGTTTCTGGAGCACCAAGTGGTGTAAATATTAATTACTATTTAGGTGATACTTTATTGACAAATGGACAAATTGAAATTTCAGATTTAGAAGAAGGCGAGAATACTTATACTATAACAGCGAAATTAGAGAACGATCCTGTTTATAACAATGCACAAGCATCTTATACATTATCAATAACAATGGAAATATCTTCATTTGAGAATAAGTATCTGACATTTGAAGCACTTGAAGATGGAACATTTAAATTCTATAATAAAGCAGTAAGTTATTCTGCAGATAATGGTTTAACATGGACTGAATTACCCGCAAATACAAGTACTGGAACAATTCATCAAGGAGAAAAAATATTGTGGAAAGGAACTAATAATTATTATTACATTAAAAACGGACAAATTAAATCTTCCGGAAGATTTAATGCAGAAGGCAATATAATGTCTTTAATTTATGGTGATAATTTCACAAATCAATATAGTTTACCTACATCGTAGATTTTTAGATTTTTATTTGATAGTTGTTCTATAGTATCTGCAAATAATCTTATATTACCAGCTACAACATTGACAGCATCTTGTTATGCAAGTATGTTCTTATATTGTACCTCATTGGTAAATGCACCTGAATTGCTTGCTACAACATTGACAGCAAATTGTTACGAATATATGTTTTATGGTTGTACCTCATTGGTAAATGCACCTGAATTGCCTGCTACAACATTAGCAAGTAAATGTTATGAAAGTATGTTTGAAGGATGTACTTCGTTGAATTATATTAAAGCTGCTTGTCCTCCAAATTCAGAAACAAATAAAACCAATTGGGTTAAAAATGTTTCTGCATCAGGGACTTATATAATTTCTGATTCAAATTATAATGTTAATGATGGTGTAATAATAAGTGTTAATAGTATTCCACAAGGTTGGACTATTAAAGATTATCAAGGTAATGTTATAAATCCAAAATATGCTGTGTCTTTTACTAATTCAAATATTTTATCAACTATAGCACAAATAAATGAACAATTTTCTATTCTAAATTATCAGATTACAACGAATCCTGCTGCTGCTGCAAGTGAAGTAAATTATTCTTACAGTTCAGATAATGTAAGCTGGACAACTACCATTCCTCAATATTTAGATACAACTACATTAGGAACATTTACTTATTACATAAAAGCAGAAATATCAAATTCTGCAACTTATGCTGATTTATCACAAGTTTATACTTATACATATACAGTTAAACAATCAATAACTGATTTTGAAGAATATACTTGTTTAAATGATATTGAAAATTTAGATAGTTTATTAGATACAAGTGTTTTACAATTCAATGATTGTATATTAGATTTATCAGAAACATTAAGTAATCCTAATTATGTATTTGTTCAATGTAGAAATTTAGTTACTAATCAAACAAATGGTAATGGTGTTCAAACATATAGTGGTAGCGGTAATGGAGGGTCTGCTGATTTCAATTTAATTGAAAATATGAATAAATCTAAAATACAGAATGTTGGGAGTTTTGTTGCAAATCACTCTGGTTATTATCAATATCATTTTACTAATACTATGTAGATTTATGCAATATAGTCAAATGTAAGAAAAGATAAGGTATATTTCAAACTGCCTAATTACACACCGTCTAATTCTTAAATAAATCAATGATAAGCTCGTTTAAATCGTCCGTATCGAGTTTTTAGGCGTTTACCTTGACATCTCTTAGGTTTCTAAATTTTAAACCGATACAGAAGCCATTTAGCATATATTAGAAAAAGGTTAGAGATTTAGTTTCTCTAACCTTTTCTTTTATTCTATTTTCTTAATCTTTATAGAAAACAGTTTTTGCGTTTCCAATTCTGTTTTTTACAATATGATACATATTATATTCTTTACCGGTATCGATTTCTTTCATTCTGAATGCTATTTTACATTGTCTTGTCTGGTATGTAAACACAATGTTATCGTATTGTTTTTGTGCTAATAATGATTTTAAATTAAATCTTAACTCATAATTCCTAAATCCTATATTTTCTACATTAACCCTGTTTATTGTTTCCAATATTATGTTTCTCTTGTCTTGATCATCTAAATCATCTAAATTTAATTCATTACCGTATAAATTCTTCATTTCAGATTTTTGTATCTTATATTTAGTTAATTCTGAATTTAGAGATGATTTCTTGAACAGATAATTTTCCTTTTCAGATTTAATTTTAATCATCATTTCATCATAAATATCTTGACTTACTTTTCCATCTAGATACAATGAAAAAGCTTTTCTTTCCTTATCTTCAATAGAAGAAATGATTTTGTCTATATTTTCAATTTGTATTCCTATTTCTTTTTTCTTTTCTTCATAAAGTTCATGATTATTCTTTTGTCTTTCAATGATTATAAATCTGTAAACATCTTGTGCGACGAGCCAAAGAAGACTATCGATAACATTAATATTCAAACTATATTTTTGTCCTTTCATGCATTTATAACATTTGTTATGAACAACCGGACTCATTATTCTTTGTTCATTGACACAATATAGTAATCCTTTTCCAAATGAAATGAATTTTGTTTTCTCATAAGTCCATTTGTTATCGGCTAATTTCTTTTGAGCTGCATCAAAAGTTTCTTCATCAATAATAGCCTTGAATTTAAAAACAGAATTTTTGTTATAAAAAGATTGTCCACCTTTATAAGCTTCATTATGTAGTATTCTCCAAATAAAACCTCTTGCAGCTATTTTGGTTTTAGAAGGTAATTTACCCATAGCGACAAGATTCATGTAAATATCCTGCATTGTCATACCGTTAATGTATTCCCTATAGGTATATCTGATTATTTCAGCTTCTTCTTCATTAATGTCAGCTTCTTTTGTTTTAGGGTTTCTTGTATAACCAAAAACAGTTTTATTATAATAGACTTTACCTTGTGCCTTTAATGTTTCTCTTGCCGCCTTAAATCTCTCTTGTTTCAGTTTCATCTCCATTTCAGCTCCATAAGATAAAAACATCAATAACATACTTGTTAATTCATCTTCAACTAATTCACCGTTCTCGTTTTTCCTTAATGAAGACATTTTATGTGGATTTAGGAAAACAAGATTAATATTCCTGTCTTTTAGGTAATCTTTAACAGATAATATAACAGATACTTTTCTGGCTAATCTGTCAATGGCAAACACATAAACAGATTCAATAGTTTTATTATTTGAAATGATTTCTTTCATTTCATTTAATGTTTCTCTTTCCTCTTCTTTCAATCTTATTGCACTTTCCTTTGCTTCTACAACTTTAATTTCAGATTCTAGATAACCATCTGCAACAGCATTCGCAATAACAACTTTCTTTTGCCCCTCAAAATCCTGGTGGGCAGTAGAAACTCTAATTAGGGCTATACACCTGATACTCATAACTTTAAAGATATTGATTAATACTGGTGCAAATATACTAAATTAAATTGATACTTAGTATGTTTTTGTTGTTTTTTCCGAAGAATTTATAACTAATTTGTATGAACCTCTGAAATATCTAATTTTTGCTGTATTTTGCATTTTAGATCTGAAATTAGTATTTCATATAGCTAACGGATAGTAATTGCTAATTATTGTAATAAATATCTAAATACAAGCAGATTTATTATGGAAGAAAAAATAAGGAAAGATTTCTATTCAGAGTTCAAATAGAACAGTTAGAAATTAAATAAAGCAATGAGAGAAAAAAATGATGAATTTTATACATTATATAATAGTGTTGAATATTATGTAAAAACATTTTTATAGAATAATTTAAAAGACAAAATAATATATTGTAATTGTGATAGTGAAGAATCTAATTTTGTAAAATACTTTAAAGAACATAAAGAAGAACTTCAATATAAAGAATTATGGTATACATGGGATGATTATCGTAATCATTTTGATTTATTAGATAAATGTGATATAATAATAACAAATCCACCTTTTTCAATATTTACTAAATACTATTTTCCTGACATATTAAAATCAGGAAAAGAATATTTTATTATAGCACCAATTACATTTTTAATGAGAACAAAATTTCTACCTATGATATTTGATGGTAGAATAAAACTATTTAAACCTGACCATTATCAATATAAAGGAATAAAAATAGCAAATTATTTATGTCCTAATGGCGAAATAAAAGAAATAGGAACTTTAGTATTATCTAATTTATAGGATTTTAAAAATTGTAGATTATATACTAAAGGTTTTATTTACCAAAAGGAATTACAATACAAATTTGAAAATATACCACATGATTATATTGAAGATGATAGAGAAATATTAAATATAAATTAGATAAATTATATGCCTAAAGATTATTCTGGTCTTATGGCAATTCCAACAACAAATATTTATTTGTATTTACATTTAATAGATATATTAGAAATACCTAAAAAATCATTAAGATGTAATGGGAAAAATTTGTTTACAAGGGTATTAGTTAAATTGAAAAATCCAGAAATATGATATGAAATTTGATTATATTGTTCAAAATCCTCCGTATAACAAAACCATGCATATTGATATATTTAATCATAGTTTAAATTATTTAAAGGAAGATGGTAAAATGACTATTATTGAACCTGCAACGTGGTTAATTGATGTAAGATAGAAAATAGTTGTTAAGCCATCTATCTCTATGAAAAAATATATAGATTTAAAAAAAAGATTAGGTAAGCATATTTATAAGGTAGTTATTGAGAATTATAATAAAGAATTTGAAATTGATAATTATGTTCCTCTATCAGTTACTTATATTGATTTAAAGAATGAATATGATGTTATTGATTTTTGGTGTTGTGGAGAATATAAAATAGTTAACAATATTTATGATTGTAATATGATAGGATCTTATGATATGATTTGGAGTATTTTAAATAAAATCAAAGCATATGGAGATACTATGAAAAACCATATCTATAAACCTGAAAAAATCATTACAGATAATAATATTGAACTTATTAATTTTGCAGATATATTAGGTCAAGGTGGTTGTGGAGGTCATGGTTATAAACAAATAGATAGAAATTATAATGAATCTGAATTTCAAAAAACAAATATAGGTATATATCATAATCAATTTATTGATGTATTTATTAGACGAACAGAAACAAAAACATATCAATTATATGGAACTAAGCAGGAGTTAGAGAATTGGAAACATTTTATCTTTAACAACAAAATACCTCTGTTCACAAGCATTGTTTTGGTCATCAGTCAGAATAATCGAGTTAAGGATTTTATTCCTTGGCTTGTAGATAAACAATATACAGATGAAGAAATTTATAAACTATTTAATATAACGGAAGAAGAACAAAAGTTCATTGATAAAACATTGAAAAAATACGAAAGAAATTCTCCATGGTTTAAACGTTACTTATGTGGTAAAGATTCAGTATCTAATGAAGAAGTTCAAAAATTTATAGATAGTTTATAAAAAGAATTGGTTAGAAAGTCTGATAATACAAGAATCTTTCCAACCAATATAAAAATCAAAACTAACGTATTATTTATCTGTATAACGATTAATTAAAAAGATGTTCATCTTCAAGATTTCATCTCTATTATACTTTTGAATTTTCAAACTATTTTCAATCCATACTTTTTTCTTGTACATAATATCAGGGTAACAAATAAATTTCCACAAATCATCAAATGAATTTTTGAGTTCCTTATCCTTAATTACATCGAAATAAGTTCTAACTGGTCTCTTGTTTGTAGTCTTCATAATCTTTAATTTTTAAAAATTATTTAATGTTTATTAATTTTAACACTACGAAGATAGCTGATTATTAAATAAGTTGGATTAGATAATTCAAATATTTTCATTGATTTAGTGTTTTTCAACATTCTATTAGTAAGTCAATTATCAATTTTCACATTTACTTGCAATAAAGTTATTTCAAATAAAAAAGAGAACCCCACTGGATTCTCTAAAAAAAATAATCTATTTTTAAAAATTATGACATAAAAAAATATATAATTATAATGAATAAAAAATTATTGAAGAAGGTGTTTAATCTTCATATTATTTATCTGAATTATTTTTTAACTAATTTATAATTACTCTATCCTGATCATCTTTTTCTAAAGCTTTTTGAATTAATTCTACATCATCTGATTTATTGTGTTTTGTTTCAAAATGTTTTTTTTCTAAATCTATAGTTATATTCAAACCAATTAAAGTAGCACATAGAACCAAGAGCTAAGCTATTAGAATAAGAACACTCCCGTGAATTATACCTGCAGGATAGATAATAATTCCAGCAATACCAAATCCTATTGCAGCTATAAATGATGCTATCGCTAAAATAGTTTTTACGTTTTCATTTATAATTTTCATTTCTGTTTAGTTAATATGATTAATTTTGTGAAGTATTCCAAAGAATTTGAAGAGATGCGTCTAATCTAGCCATAAATGTTGATAAATCATTTATAGATGTATTTATGGTTGGTATTTTAACTGTAGAAAGTTCAGTTATTTCATTTTCATTCTCTATAATATGTTTTCTATTATTTTGGATATAGGTTTCAAGCTAATCTTGGTTTGTTGATAAGTTGTTTACTCTGGTTGAAACATTATTTAAATAATTGGTAAGTGATGTATCATCATAAGTTGAATTCATAGATGTGTTCATCAACATATTAACAGAATTATCTATTATAGTAAAATATTTAACCAATGTCTTTTCTGTTTTCTCAATATCATTTATAATATAATTTACCGAATTATCCAAAATATTTATAGATGAATTAATATCTGAAAAATAATCTATCTTTTCCCAAAGATTATCCAATGAACCTTGAATTTCAGAAATATCATCCTTGAGATAATTAAATGAACTATTTAAATTATTTATAGATGAATTAATTCCAGAAAAATCTATTTTATCCTAAATATTGTCTAATTCACTCCTTAAATATTCAATAGATGAATCTAAAGTTTCTATCAATCCCAAAATCTAAGTCTTGTCTTGAATTTCCTGATTTTGTAATGCGATATTCAAATCAGAATCAATTTCAATCAATACAGTATCATCGACTAATTCATCTCCATAACAAATTATCCTATTCTTTAATGCATGTACTAAAATGAAGGCATCTTTAAAAACCAACCTATTTTGTTTCACATCATCTACATTATTAAACAACACGAGACTGTACTTACCAAAGGTAAATTGATTCTTACCAGGATATGTTATGTTGATTATAAATTTTTTATTATCTTCACTCTCTTCTATTTCATAAGTTATTGCGCATTCTTTTCTGAAAACATCATATAATTTAACAGAAAGATTATCCTTTAAAATAGAATCATTTTTGCGAACAGTCCATTTTATATAAATACTATTGCCAGCTACAATTTTCATTAACATAAATGTAAACTTTATTTTAATATTTATTTATAATTTAAAAATAATTTTTAATAATGGAAGACAAAAAAAAGTGTATATATGCTATCAAGGATAAGCGTAATGATAAAGTTATTTATATTGGACAAACAAAAGATTTCGAACAAAGAAAAATTGGTCATTTTAGTGGGAAAATTATACCTATTGATAAATATATACTTGAACAAGGTAGATAGAATTTTGAAATGTATATTCTTGAAGAATTACCCGATGATATTGATAGAGAATCGATGAAAATAAAAGAACAGGAATATATTGAAAAATTTAATACTATTGAAAAAGGTTTAAATAAAAAAGTTTCTGGAAGTAAAGAATTTCTAAAATAGCATCAAAAAGCATATCAGAAAGAATATCAAAAAACTGCAAAATGTAAAGAATATCAAAAACAATATAAAAAAGAATATTATAAAACAGAGAAATATAAAGAAATACATAGAGAAACTAATAAAAAATGGTATCAAAAACAAAAAGAGAAGAACTTGATTTAAATTCTTCTCTTTATTTTATTATAAAGAAATCCATGTATTACCGTTTGTCATTTTGTATATACCCGTTGTATCTATTTTTAATCCATAATTATTATATTTGATTATTGTACCATCAGGACCGGCATAGAAGTGAGATAAATTAGAGAAATTGAATCCTAAACCATTTGGTGATAACTAGCCGAATACTGTAGAAGGTTTAGTAACTTTATAAGAAACGGTTGTTCTGATTAAAGGTTGTTTTTTCAAGGTTCCTCCATCGGTAGATATTGCATTAGCTGGAAATACCGCAGCAACCTGAACTTTAATTTTCAGATTAGATGTAGATGTTGTTGTATAATTAGCGATGGTTGTCTATGTCTGTGAAGATATATTAATTGTTCTTTTTAAAGTATTACCTTCATAAATCATGTATTTTGTAGATACAGAAGTGGGTGTCACAACATTAGCTCCCTACATAAAATCAACAACATAATTAGTCAGTTTAACCAATGTTCCTGAACTTATCTAACCTAAATCATAATTAAATTCACCTGATAAATCCCATGGGCCATCTAATCTTTCTGCAGGCACTATTGATTTACTCTAAAAAACTAGAATATCATTTTCAGTTTTTCCAGTAAAGTTACTGTATGAACCTATATTTTCAGGAGATATTTGAACAGAACCATTCGATGAATTTAAAATAAAACCAGTATCTGAATCATTCAGTACAAGATAACCGTTTATTATTGTATCACCATTCAATGTTATATTCTTACTAATTCCATCCAATATCAAACTAATCTCATTAACCTGTAATGTAATCTCATTGGCAGTTTGTTGAATTCTTGAAAATGAAGCTGCAAATAAATCATTCCATTTACAAATATCTGAAATAAATTTTGCCCCATTATATAACCTTACATATTTTAATTCAACCGTATATTCTTCATCTGAATCATAACTTGATGTTGTATTACCAAATCTTAACCTGTAATAGCCTGTGGTTGAAGGTGTAAACTAAACAACATCTCTATCATTATCCAACCAATTATCACCCCTTATATTTGTTATAGCTGCTATTGTTCCTAAATTTCTGGCATTAGTAATATTTGCATATCTGCATAAATCTATTCTCATTACACCAGAATCCGGTGTATCAAAAAAGCAATTTAATGTATAAGTTCTGTTTGCATACAAATAAAGATATGGAGCATATAAATATGATGTTCCATTACCTAAATTTTTCCATTTAGTCTGTCCTTCATAAAAAGGTGTATTATATTTAGTCCAATTTTCACAACTATATAAAACAGTCGACATGAATTGCCATTTGTTTATCCAACCATCTCCAAAATTCAATGCTCCACCATCAAATGATGTTGATTTATATAAATTTTCCGGATCACCTAAAGCCCAGTTAATTTGATTACTATGCTCACTAACTGTACTTTCAATAGAATCAGCTCGTTGTGTTAAATTAGATATATTAGATTTATTCAAGGAAACATCATTTGTTAATCCATTTATCGATGTTGTATGAGAAGATACCGTTGAACTAATCTAATCCATTGTCTAAGTAATATTAGACATATCATTTTTAATGGTTATTACAGAACTATTCAAATTATTAATTGATGTTGTATGACCCTAAACTACACTTGTTATCTAATTTAATTCAGTATTAATATCAAATAATAAATCAGTATTGAAAACAACAGGAATTACTTTTCTTCTTAAAACTGTATGAGAACTTCCTTTACATAATTCTACAATTAACCACTCCGGCTTAGATGTTGCCGTATGATAATTAGTAAGAAAACTTGCATTTGTATAAGAAGGGGTTGTTGTATTGTAGGACAAATAATAATAATTTGATGTGTTATTGTTTGTTCTAAATCTTATATGATAATTTGTTGAAGATGATGTTATGTTTTCTGTTGTTGAACCTTTAATATGCTGTATATTATACTATAACTGTATTGCTAATGTACCATTTATATTATCTGAATTAACATAAACAAAACATTTCTCTGTTATCGGATTTAAATCGAAGAACTCTCCATCTTTTCCTGGATCGCCCTAATCACCTTTATCGCCTTTTTCTCCAACATAGATTGTAATGAAATTTTTAGCTAATGGTTGATTAATCATTTGAAAATCAAAACTTTTTAATATTTATTTCTTATAATAAATAAAACAAAAATCGAGATATGAAAGAAGAAATTTGGAAAGATATAGAAGGATATGAAAATTATATGGTTAGTTCATTAGGTAGAGTTAAATCATTAAATTATAGTAATACAAGAAAAGAAAGAATATTGAAACTACATAAAACAAATGCACCTAAACGAAAAGATTAGCCGTACCTACGAGTATCTTTAAGTAAAGATGGGAAAGGAAAACAATTTTCTGTTCATCGTTTGGTTGCATTAGCTTTTATTCCTAATCCAGATAATTTACCTTGTGTGAATCATTTAGATGAGAATAAATTTAATAATAATGTAAAAAATTTAGAATGGATTTCTGCAAAAGATAATAATAATTTTGGAACAAGAAATAAAAGGAGCGCTTTACATAGATTTAATCATCCAAAACGTTCTACAAAAATTAAATGTTTAGATTTAGAAACAAATAAAGAAACAATCTATCCTTCAATTCATGAAGCAGCGAGACAATTAAATATTAAATTTCAATCTATTCATCATTATTTAAGAAAAGAAAAAACTTATAAAAACAGATACATATTCACAGAAATAGAAAAAGAGATAGATTAATTTCTATCCCTTTTCTTTATCAGATACTCATTGTACAAATGAACATAGATTTTACATCGATTTCATCTCTTAATACTGTTATTGACCTGCCTGTTTTAGTTCCTGATGATCCCCACGCAGTATCTAAATTTCCATTCTTTAAAAATTTCTGCCAAGTAAATGTTGCATTTGTATAAATCGCATCAGATTCAGAAATAATTATTCCGCCTCTTGCAACATCAGCTCTTAATGTTGTACTTGCTGCCCCGGCGGTTAATATATTACCAGTAGTAGAATATATTTCTATCGCATATGGATCACTAAGGTCGTATATTATATCTGAAATACATTCTGCTGTTTGATTATATGTACCCGCTGTTGAATCATTATCTTTTACCTGAACTTTAAACTATTCAAAATTCAAAACATCATCTGGATATATGGTAATTGTTCTTCCTGTATAACCTGATATTGTTCCAGCGTTTGAACTTGTTAATTTAGTCCATGTTCCATTAATTAACTTATACCAGGTATAACCAACATTTGTGGTATCTAAAGTTGTTCCTATATACATATTAGCAGTCATTTTAACTGATGCAACAGTATCATTATAAAAATATGTTCCACCGGGATATGTGATAATACAATTCATATTATCACCAGATGATTTTAACTTAGATATAGTTATTGATGTTTTTACATTTGTCTGAACACTCGTATCTGGATCAACAAAAATGGCAGAACATACAATTAATAACTAATTTACATTAGTCAAGTTTTTATTTATTGTCAATGCTTTTGGATTTGTACTTGCAACTGTTCCCCACCCTGATGTAGAACCACCGTTTATAGTCCATGCTATGTTTGTACATTGCGAAATCTAATCCGTAGAACCACCTGAATAATATAAGAAAGGTGTCAATACTAAATTTGTACTTGTATAATCAGGAGCATAAGAATTATTATTTGGGTCCGCAATCTAAGTAGTAGCTTGATTAGCAGAAATACCAAAACTCAAAGTTTTAGAATCATTGGCATCTATAATTGTTATGAATCCACGAGCTCTATTTGTTGTAGCCATATATATTAAAATTACGTAATTTTTATATTTTATTTATTATGAAATAATTCCTTGTTGTTTTAATGCATCTGTATCTATTACACAAAAAAAAGATGCTTTATTTGTAATATCAGAATCTGTAATACTTATTGTAGGTCCTGAACTTTCATGTGCAGAATTCCAAACCTAATCATTTGCAGAGTCATTTCCTTCTCTTTCCCAATTGAATAATTCATAAGGAATCTATGATGTTATATCAACATTGTCATACCATACCTAAGCGGTTAATGTGGCTTCTCTTTCTCCTTGCTGCATTGTTGTACCTACAGAAGAAAAAACCTGAATACTGATATTTGCTTTTGGTATATTATCCAACAAATCCTCTACACTTTCACCTGATTCAACAGACAAACTACCTCTTATGTGAGAACCATTAGCGGCAAACCAGGTTCTTTTATGTGAACTAAGATTAAAGTCATTTATTCCTGTATAATGACACCAAAGGGGTGCGGTTAATGTAGTATCTAGACTTGAATAAGCAGAAATATAGATAGCACTTTGTCTAGCGGGATCGTCTGTTCCCCTATAACCTAACATTACTATTTCATCCCCAATTTCAGGATTAACTTCTCCATCATAAGTTGTTGTTGATATTTCTATCCAATGAAGACCATTTTCTTCATCTGTACCAACACCTGTTACTAAAGTCCAATAATACTTATTTGATATATTATAATGGTGTCCAACATCAGCCTGATTAAATGACATACAAATAGCCTAATCATTAACCTGCCACATATTCTTTATTCCTTTTTCTCCGTCTGTTGAACTCCAGAATAATTTATAACCGTTTGTACTTTGTTCAAATGATTCAATTTGAAACCCATCAGCCGGTGTGAATAAAACAGCTCCACCAGCAGATTTAATTCGGTCGATTACAAGTTCAAAGAAATGTGCTAAACCTGTAACTGTAAGATTTTTTGTGAATATATCATTTGAATGTAACTCACTTATATTACCAACAGATGAATTAAGAATTTTAATATTTCCTAAGGATACATTTAAATCATGAATATTTCCTGTTGATGCATTAATTACCTAAGTATTAGATGTAGATGAATTGATAATCAATGAATCCAATGTATTGTAAACAGATACATTATCAACATTTAATTTCTCAAAATAAGCTGTTTTTCCAGATAGAGAAGAATCTATAACTAATGTATCTGTTTCTTCATCATAGGAAATAGCGCCGCCGAATAATTCTTTCCAATTACCAGAACCATGAAGAACATAATTTTGTTGTCCAGCTAACGGAGCAGGAACTAAACCATGAGAACCATTTCTAACTTGTGTTGCGCCAATAAAATCTGAATATGTTTCACCTGAACCTTCACCACCACCAGAACCACCACCGCCGGAATAACTGTTTCCACCTATAATTAATTGTCCATTAGTTGTATAACCATATTTGTTTCTTGGAATTTTAGGTCTTACTATTGTTGTTATATTTAAATTAGCCATCGGTTTGTCAATATTCAATTAATTTTACTGTATTATGATTTAATTTCAAATCATATTCTTGTGTATCTACTATATAATTTCCAGATAATGCTGTTATCTGAACAAAAGAACCTGGATGCAAATAATCATGTATCTGACAATCATAAATTTGTTTCTATGTTGAATAATGGTCATAATACATATTACATAAATTATGTTCTTGTCTCTTATTCTTGTTGTTTTTATTTATGTTAACAATATATTCAGAATTATTGTTCATTATATAAGACCTGGAAACAGGTTTATTTTCAGCTGCAGTATTGATTTTTAATTCAACTTCATCAAAATCCATAACATAATTCTCATTGATTATGTTTGTATATATAATATCTGAATCTGAATCATATTCATCTATATCATGCCATTGATAACCTGAAGGAATATATTTATAATTTAGCTCAAATCCTTTCATATAAACAACCGGACATAATGTTTTGTAGCCTACAGCATAATCGTATAAAGATTGTTGAACATTAGCCTATTTTGGAGCATACATAGTAAATGTTAGTTTTCCAGACAAAGAACGATTTATTGGTATTGCTAAACAATCTTCATCAATTAATTTTGCTTTATCTGTATTAAAAACATCATTTACTGTTATTTGTGTATTATAAACAGGATGCTACCAGGCCCCATAACTTAGGACCTCATCTTCACCTGAACTTACACTTTTATTCTCTTTATGATAATTAATCCAAAAAGTTGTATCTGTTGTTGTCCAGTCTGAACCATTCCAATAATAATCACCTATCTGTAATTTAGCCCTTAACATCGGCCAACCTTTATTGTAATCTGTATCTGAACTAGACCTTGTGAATTTATTATATTCACCCGCCATTGTCGATATACCATCCCATGGATATGGAACATAAAATTTAACTTTATCCTCCCAAACTTCTGTAGCATCCTTATCGCATTGCCACCACAAATCCCCTTTAAAACAAATAAATGAATAACCATTTTCTGCTTTATATTGAACCTCTTCTGGTAACGTATAAGTTAATACAGGTAAATCAGCAGCAGCCTATGTATTAAGATATTCATTCGCAGCCTTATAAGATGTTATTGAGCCTGAAAAAGAAGATGCTTTATCATAAGTCAATACATTAAATGCAATATATTCTTTTGCATCTACAGAAGTTTGTCCTTGTTGATATTCATCAAAAACCCATACTTTTTCCGGCATTGCAAATATTGTATTTCCCCATCCATTTGTAAAATCCCAAGGAGCGTAATTATAATCAAACTCCCCTACAAAATAATTATCGACCTCCTAAAAAGTAGATACATCAAAAAATTTGCATTTCCAATTAGAATTAGAATCAAATAAAAATTTTGTATAATAAATTGTCCAAGCTTTATCTTCTTTATCTTTATGTGTATGAATAAATCTTTGACTAGCCATTTGTTGACCTGCTGTATTAATCAGATGATTTTTATCTGTATCAAATATATCGGTAGAAATTTCCTCTAATTCATAAATAGAATCATTAACAGATACTTTATTATATACTTCATCATAAGATAATGTATGACCAGAACCTGAATAACTATCCTTAGAAATAGTTATAAATCCGGAATTTTTCTATACTATTTCAGATGATGTTGAATTTATTATCTTTCTCCATTTATGTAAAGATGCTGAATTCATTATAGTCTCATAATCTATCAAATATAAATCCGGACCATAATCAACACAAGACCAACCAAAAAACTTGCAAATCTCTTCCAATACTTCAAAACAACTCCATGGAGTAGCTTCTGCATCATCTTCAATAAAATTAGCTTCTGATAATTTATAATAGGTTAATTCCTTATCTAATGAATTTATAGGATATAATATATTTCCTGAATAACCTGTTTTCTGAAATATATTATATAGAATAGCCTGAATAGTTTGTATTTTAGGGGTGGAATTAATAAAAGAATATTTGATATTCTTCAATGTTGATAAACAAGATACAAACTCCAATTCTAATTCATCTAATACTTTTGAATAAGACTAATTATATATACATGGGGTTAACCAACCTTCAAAAAATGGATATTGGTTATTTTCTTCTTGAATAACTATCTTTGTTCCCTGATTTTCAGGGGAATAAATATCTTTTAAAACTGCATCAGTAACTATACGAATTGTACATTTTCTGGATTTTACAGCTGAGAAAATTCCATCTGATTCTGTTGTTATTAATACAGGTTGTTCACCAGCTAATTTAATTTCAGCTACTGTATCTCCATTATAATCATTTATAATCTGAATACTATATCGTTTGTTATTGTGATTTTCTAAGCTATGTAAATATGTTTGGTAAATCATAAAAGGAAACATAAACTTTTTATATTTATTTCTAATAAGAAATAAAGGAGTAAGAATTAAATTACCTTACTCCTTTTCTTGTTATGATTATTAAAAACTCCAACTAAATCAGAACCACGTATTTTAAATTCAACTTTTCCTGGAGAAATTGTTGGCTAATAACCTAACATTTCAGAACCATTAATTAAATTCCATAGTCTTCTTTGTTGTCCTGTATTCAAAATTGCTTCATTTCCATTTACCCTTATGATATTTTTATCACCTACTACTTTACCTGGATTAATACCACCCTGTGCATATCCAGAAATAGAATGTATCTATGCTATCATACTTGCTACCTAAGCCATTATTCCTAAACCAGCGGCCGCAAATCCAAATGGTCCTAAACTTCCAGCTTGTGCAATTGCTTTACTTGCTCCCTGAACAATATTAGCAATAGAAGACGCTATTATACCTGCAATTTGTGCAGTCGGATCGTCTGTTGCCTGTCCAACTGTAGAGAATAAAGAACCTAAATTAGATAAAGCGTCTGAACTTTCATTTAATGATTTAGTTAAATTCTATTGTTCTTGAATTTTTTTATTCAAATCATAGGCGGTTGTCCCTAATGTTTGTTGCTCTTGATTAACCTCTCCGATTTTATCTTTAATAGTTTGATAACCATCTGAACCTGTTAAACCTAATTCTTCATAAGCTTCTTTTAATTGTTTTAATTGACTTAACAACTAATCATTAGCATCCATTTGTTCTTGAACATTAGTTAACTGTCCTTCATAATCTGAACTATTAATTTCTGGTTTTCCAATAGCTGTTTCAAATGAAGATTTCTTTGAAAAATCTTTCATTACCTGATTATATTCTTTATTTAAATCATCTAAACTTAAAGATACGCCTAACTTGATTTTCTATTGTTCAATTTCATGTTCAAGTTCTTTATGTTGTCTCTTGTATTCTTCTGCATCAAGATGTAAATAAACATTTTCAGATACTTGATTTTCTTCTAAATCAGATATTTTCCTTTGTAATCCTGCTAATGAATTTTCATCAACAGAAAACATAATATCCACATCTCTTTTTTGAATTTGTTTCTTTATTTCCGCTTCTTTCTTATAATATTCAGACGTATCAAGATGTAAAGAAATATCTTCTGATTTTTGATTATCTTGTAATTCTTTTAGTTGCTAATCCAATGATTTAGTATCAAGATATAAAGAAATTTTCTTTTCTTTAATCTGTTTTTCTAAATCAGATACTTGTTTCTTGTAATCTTCTGGAGTAATATTGATTAAACCATCCTTATACTTTTTCTGTAATTCAGATAATTTATTCTCTAAATCAGATAATGAACCGGCTGCAAATGTTGGATTATTTGATGATGAACCTGAATTACCTTTACCAGAACCTGATTTTCCTGAACCTGAATTACCTCTACCAGAACCACCTTTTCCTGTTGTTTTACCATATTCAGTTTCATCTTCTTCCTATACTTCAACTCTTGTAATTTGATTATCCCAATGTTTATTAAAAGCATCTGTGAAACCTTTTTGTACACCGTCAACAACCTCTCTAGCAAAAGTTCCTAAATCCAAACCTTTCACAACTTGACTTGCGCCTAAATCGGCGGTTTTAAAATCCAGTGTCACTATACCTTCCAATATATGAAAAGTTCCTAACAATAAATCTGCCAAATGTCCTAATATAGTTCTTGTTGCATTCCATAATGACCTAAATGCACCTTCAAGTGCAGCTATTGCTCCTCTAACTAAATAAGATTTATTATATAAATCAATAAACTTATTAATAACTTTAGTCAATGCTTTTAGAACACTTGTCTTCAACTGATCAGCCATATCATCAAAACCAGCTTCTGAGACACCAAACAAACTTTCTAATGCAGCATTGAAATTTTTAGTTGTCTTAATAAGTTCATCCATTATCTCACCATCTTCACCTGTTTGTTTCTTTACTTCTTCTAGATTAGTAGAAATACCTTCTAATGATGTTATAAGCTCATAACCAGCCTGAGAACCTTTCTTACCAAAAACGTCTTGTAATACATTACCAACCTCCTATGACTATGGGGGTAATTTCTTCAATGCTCCAGATATTTGTCTGATAGCATCCATTGTTGTCATTTGTCCTGATGATAATTTTCTTATCATATCATCACCAGAAATACCGATAGCTGCTAATGACTATTTAGCAGAATTAGACATTGTTCTGATATTCTTTCCTGCCATCTGAATAGCATCCATACCATCTTCTGAAAAAATACCATTTCTTGTCTATGCTAATAATGCAGTTAATTCATCAGCAGAAACACCAATATCATTAAATGCTCCTGAATATTTAGACAAGTTTTCCAAGAACTAACCAGAATCATCTGTCCCAGCCACAAATCCATCTTGAATAATCTTTAAAGCAGTCTCACCTGATATTCCAAACTAACTCATCAAACCATCAACTCCAGATAATACATCCCTGAAATCTTTACCAGTTGCATCCGAAACGGCTTGGATATTATTTCTTAATGAATCTAATGACGCACCTGACAAACCAGTAAATTGCTAAACTAAATCTTTTGTTTCTGCAAGATTTTTATTGTAATTAAAAAACGCCACAGAAGAAGCACCTATAGCCGCAGCAGCAGCTGTCCATGGGTTTGTTAATAGCTTTGATGCACCTAAAAAACCTTGAAGCTGAGAAGTTAATCCTCCTAACTAACCTGAAAAACCTCCTAATACACCGGATAAACCCTTTGATGTTTGAGATATTTGATTTAAACTTGCCTAAGCTTTTTTTGTAGCAGATGATAATTTAGCATTAAAATTACTATCGTTAAGAATTAATTCTGTTTTTAACTAACTTGCCATTTAATATAATTATTGCTTTATCTTATTTATTTCTGATTTAGATAATCTTCTATTTGTTTCTGTTGTTGTTTAATCTATACTATTTCTTCTTCTGTAAATTCATGTTTTTCAGAATAATCATCATCAAACGGCAATTTGAATATATCCTTCAACTTTAATCTTTTCTTGACAAATTTTTGACAAATGAATAATCCTAAAATTCTTGTCTGTTCCCAACTTGATTTATCAACATAAGGGATTTCCTAAATCAAATCATATATCTCATATAACTGACATTGATTTAGGAAATACTCATGAGAAACCTATTTTGTTTGAGTTACTAAATTTCTGTAATAATAATGAATTATTTTAGTGATTTCTTTACTGTCTTCTTTACTACTTTTTTTTTACTTGAATCTTGTTCCTTATCTTTAGGTATTAATTTCATTTGATTTGTCATAAACTTTGTGTACCAACTTATAAAAGCATAAAAATTAGTCAAATTTTCATCTAAATATGAAATAAAAGTTTCTAAATCAGTTTCATAATCTTTTGTATTAGCCAAATATGAACTGTACATATAAACAACCCAATCTGTCTCTGAATCACCTTTAAAACTATGACCCTGGATATTCTCAAAAATCATATCAGACATTAGTTTATATTGAAAATCTACTTCTTTATCGTGTATTGTTAATTTCATATATTTTTTATTTTATTTATCAACAAGAAAAAAGTCTATAAATCAAATGACTTATAGACTAAAAAACAATATATTTATTTAATTATGAAAGAAAAAATAAGAAAGATTTAATATGAATCATTTCATTATATTTATCTATTTCTTTTTGTTATTCTCCTGTATAACTTAATAATTTATTACCTGTAGGTGCTGTTTTAGTTAATGAACCTGAACCAGTAATCTCCAAAGAAACTGTAGCAACTTCACCATTATTGGCACTAATCTCTGCCGAAGTCACAATTGCATTTCCATATTTTACGAACACACTACCTGGTGTCCATGCTTCTGTAGAACCTACACTGGTTACAGGTTGTAAACCATCTGCCCAATTTTCTTCTTGTGAAACTTGTGCAAAACAAAATGAATATTGTTTACCACTCTATTGCATTGCTATTATAATATCTGCATCTGCAGGCGTAAATAAATATTCTCCTGACATACTCCATGTAAAACCTGTTACCTCTTGTTCATTATGAATTCCAAAATCCTTTGAAGATATTTCATTAGTTTCAGAACTTGTACTTAAACTGTTATTTTGAGAATGCGCGAATGCACGCCATGATTCACCATTATGATAAAAAACGTTTAACGCATTTCCTTTTTTATAATCACTCATGAGTAAATTAATTTATTTTATTTTATTTATCTCTCTAAATCTTGAATATGAATTTCAAATGTTAATGTTTGAACAAATGAATCAGAAATAGTATCTTCATTTGCATCTGTCATCCACATTTTTGTTATCAATATATTTTCTTTACTATCTTTATAAACCTTAAATTCAATAGATTCTCTAATTGCCTATGCTATTTCTACAGATTCACTATAATTATTAGAAACACAAATTATATCTACAGAAACAACATCTTCATAAGGAATATCTTTATTATAATGTGTCTCAACTTGATTACGTTTAAAAGATATGAATGGAAAATTAGTAGGCTATAAAATCATTGCCTTAATATTTGATTTTTTAACTAATGATGTTATCTTCTCATCATTATCAAAAATCTTTTTTAAATACTTATTTATTAAAATACCTTTCATTTAAACTTCTTCGTATTTACTTTATTTATTTCTGTCTCTAATAAACCATTTATATCTGGCTTAACTTTATTCAAATTAGATATAGTGTCCTAAAAATAATGCAATGCTTCTATTTTACCAATAGACCTTGATTTAGGATATTTCCTGCCTAATTTATCAACATAACTAGGCATTGTTCTCTCTTTTGTTTCACCTTCAAAAAATCTGGCCCTAAACGTTCCTGACCCTTTTTTCTTTGTTCCCATAACATGGAGTTTAATAGATAATTCAGCTAATCCTGTTTCTTTTATCTTACTTATTCTAACAGCATCTAACAATTTATCATTATATTTTGGATTTTTTACAGATGCCATAGGTAATAATGATTTAAATTTTGATTTGGTTTTTTTCTTTAAATCATTAGCTGCTTTTCTAAGTGTTCTTTTCTGAATATTTGTCCAATCTCTTGAACTGAACCATCTATTTTGTCGTTCAAACTCAGATGTATCATAAGTAAACTAAACATTATTCATTGTTCTGTAAATATATATCTATTTTTATATGGACTTTTGCATTTATAAATTGAATCATGAATCGAGGTACTTAAAATATTCATTTGTCTTGCTGTTTCAGCTATTGATGGATAATAAGAAATCTCGTTTGTTTGTAAGTCTAAACATTTAATTGGTTTTCTTTTAGGTTGTGTGATTTTTTGTTTTTCACTGCGTCTTTCAATAGCAGTTCCATAATTTACATTATATTTTGCTGTACAAAATTCCAAATTCTCAACACAATTATTCAATTTGTTCTCATCTTTATGATTTATCATCGGATAATTATTGGGATTTTCTAAAAAGGTTTGTGCTACAAGTCTGTGAACATAAAATCTTTCTCGCTTACCATTTTTTGATAATGTTACCTAATATCTACCATTTTTATTTAATGATATTTTTAGTATTCTCTCTTTTGAATTAGTTTGTCCATTACCTAAACTTTTTATCTATCCTTTATTCGATACTTGATATAAATTTTCATATCCTTCTATATCTCTCCATTCTTCTTCCATATTCCTTTTAATTAATTTTTAATTATACAGAAAAAATCATCAAGTGTTTATAATTTCTGCAATAATAAGTTTTTGATTATTCGTTAATTAATTCTGTAATAATAATCTTTTGATTATGCTTATTATATTCATCGTTTACTGATAATATTCTATACCATTTATTTCTGTACTTAATTCTATCAGTATCTTGAACAGGACAATATGAACGAATTTTAAAAGTCAATGTGTTATCATATACTATTTCTTGATTTTCGATTAATCGATTTCCATTATTATATTTAATAGATGCTTTAGTTGAAAATGATAATTCATAATCATATTTCTCATGACCAAATTCATCGGTATCAAGTTTTAAACTCCAAAATTCAACTCTCTAATTTAATTTTCCTGCTTCCATAATTAATATCTATAATTTTTTAGTTGTTGTAATAAGTACTGATATGCTAAAGGCACTTCTTTATACGTCAACTCGCTTGTAGCTTCTCTATTATTGTAAAAAGTTCCTACTAATAACATAATAGCCTATTTCACATTTTCATCTAATTGTCCGTACTCGTTCAAGATTTCCGGGAGGCTGTAGCCTATATGTAATTCTACTGCTTTCTAAGCTGCTAATATTAACTACTCTAAATAAGCATCGTCCACATCTGACCATTCATCTAAATTCAAGTGTTTCTTTATTTCATCAAGAGTTATATATGGTTGCATTATAACTGAAATTCATTTTATTATTTATCTAAAACTTTATTGACAACAATCTGTATAAATATTAAAAACAAATCGTAAACAAAATGAAAGAAGAAATTTGGAAAGATATAAAAGGGTATGAGAACTATTTAATTAGTTCTAAAGGACGTGTTAAAAGTCTTAATATGTATAATAAAAAAGAACCTAAAATTTTAAAACCAAAATTAGGAAAAAACGGTTATTATTCTGTAACAATAGGTTCAAAAAATAAAAGAAAAATGTTTTTAGTACACAGACTTGTTGCAGAAGCATTTATTCCTAATCCAGAACATAAACCTTGTATTAATCATTTATCAGAAATTAAGACACAAAATAACGTGGAAAATTTGGAATGGACTTCATACCAACATAATAATACTTATGGTACAAAAATTGAAAGATATATTGATACACGTGGTGTTAAAATTAAATGTTTAAATTTATAGACAAATGAAATTACTTATTACCCATCAATACAAGAAGCCGGAAGAAAACTAAATGAACATCAACAATCTATTTGGCGTTCAATTTATAAGTGTAAAACACCATTTAAGAAAAAATATTTGTTCACAATAATAGAAAAGGAGAAAGATTAATTTCTTTCTCCTTTAATCGTAAACAAACTAAAAAATTTAAATTAAAATATATGAAAATATAATAAATTATTTGATTTTAAGTAAACTTAAAACCATTATTCTTTAACGACGTTTGCAAATGCTAAACATTCTGGTCTTACAATTTTAAAATCAAAGTAAGAATTTATTACCAATCTGATACATCCATTTACAGCTTGAGTATAAGGGTCCAAAGTTATTTCTATGTCACCAAATTGTGCAATAGCAATAGAGCTAAAATCTCCATAAACTAATTTATTTTCAGAAATATCAGAAGTAGCTGTAAATTTAGTTCCATCAATTTCACCACCATTTAATAACAATTCATTTGTTAATGCGGATTTTTTCATTGTTCTAAGAGCAGCTTTTGCTCTATTTGAACCTATATATTGTCTGTTATTTCCTACATTTTCATCATCTACATCTGCTTCTAAATCTGCAATATCATCAAAACTTGAAACCGTTTTCAAAGTTTGACCATTAAAAATACCAGCAGGTTTTGTATCTGTTTTTGCATCTGCAGAGAAGAAAGTTTGTTGTAATTTAGAATTTAAAGCATCAACTATATCTCTACGAATAGCCTCTTCTGCCTGATGGGTATCCTAAACTAAAAGCATTTTACTTATATCAATGTACGAAGTAAGACGTTTCGGACTTAATACAACATTATTAAATGTAACTCCAGTGGCGGTGGCACTTTCAATTTCTCCGGCCCACCCAGTAGAAGTTTTTGACATGATAGGGATTGAAATATCGGACATTGGTAAACCTTTGAATGTTCTACAACCTAAATTCCAAATTAAAGAATCTGCATAGAGTCCCGTAAGTATGCCTTGTATCTCCGTGGATACTATATTGTCATGAACACCAGCTACTACAGGATCACCATCCTAATCATTAACAGTTACAGTACGATATTCGTTAACTGCTGGGAATTTGAAAGTTCTATTACCGCTATTTAATGCGTTTCTAATTTCTTTAATTAAAAAGTTTTCTTTTTTCATATTAATATGATAATTATTTTTATTATTTATCTGAATATTTCTTTTATCTTTATCGTTTTCATCTTTGTTATCTTCTGAATCATCTTTTTCATCTTCTTTATCATCAGATTCAGGAAGATTTTCAGTATTTTCATCTTGTTTTTCATCTGTTTTTGCTGTTTCTTGCTCTTCTTTTGCTGTTTCTTGCTCTTCAGAATCTTGATTTTCATCCTGTTTTTCATCAGAAAGTTCTTGATTTTCTACAGGTTTTTCTTCTTTTTCATCAGATTTATCAGAATCTGACTTAGTTTCCTCAACTTTTTTGTCTAATTCCTCTAAATCTTTCTGTAATTGCTCTTCTTTAAGCTGTTTTATTTCAGCTTTTAATGCTTCTATTTCTTTGAGATTATTATCAAATTCTTGTTGTTCTTCTGGCGCCATATTTCGAGAATTATTTAATTTATTTATCTCTTCTTTACAATGTTCCAAATCTCTTAATGAACATTCTGTATCTGAATAAGCACCTTTAAAACATAAAGCTACATCATAAAGTTGTTTTATCTTTAATATCTCTCGTAATTGTGTATTATCATTCCTGTATGTCCACTTTTCAGATGATTTATCATTATAATCTAATGAAAAACAGAAAGAACATTCATCTAATTCACCACGTTGTATATAAGATAAAATTTCATTCCCTTTAGCTGTATCTGGTAATTCGGCCTAAAAGAATAATCCATGATTATCTATTCTTAATTCTAAATTACCTTTACCATATTTTGACCTTGCTAAAACATAGTCATTGTTGTGATTCCAATTAAGATAAATATCAGACTTATTAATTAAATCTTCTGATACTGCTGATTTTCTTATAATTTCTTGAAAACCACCTAAATCAATAGATTCTTTATCAAAAACTATAGCATAACCAAATACAGTTCTACCAGAATTAGTTATATCTTGACTTCTAAAATATTTTTTCATTGTTCACCCTCCTTTTCTAATGAATTTTCTGCATTTATAGTATTATCTGAAATTTTTGTATATGGAATAACTAACTTGTCTGTTCCTTCTATAACTGATAATCCTAACATTTCCCTTGCTTCTCCAATACTCATAATTCCTGCGTTTACTAATGTCTGATAATAATTAGCTGTTGATTGTAAATCTGTTCTTAATAAACATTTTTCTTCTAAATCAAAATACAAATCATCACTATTTATCAATTTATTGTTCAATTCATCTTCTATCATAACAATATAAGGAGCAAGGCACTGAGTTAAAAATTGTAAATTTAAATCCGCTGTATTTTTAGTGTTATCCAACAACATTGCTGGAGGTATATTGAAAAATCTTGCAATATCAGATACATTAAATAACCTGGTATCTGTTAACTACGCGTCTTCTGCAGATTGTGAAATAGAATCAAGCTCGAGGTCAAACGGCAAGAAGCGAATCTTCGATGTTCCTCTTTGAGTATTATCAAAACTTAATCCCTAAATTGATTTTATAGCCTAAGTTGCTTGATGGGCGGTCATGGGTACTTTACTATGGAGAATCCCACTTATATTCATACCCGAAGCATAATAATCACATGCGCTATCTTCGGCACTATTACTTAAATATATAGATCTATTCGCAAATTTTAATATGGAAATACCTTCAACCCCATTGTATGTATTCTTATATAAATGAATTATATCTTTGTCTTCTATTTTAAGTCCTTTATACATAAAATAAAAATCTCTTGTTGCATCATTATAATATATACTCACTTCTTCACCTGGTAAATAAGTTAATCCTACTATCATGCCATCAGTTGATCGCTCTATATAAGCATAACCATTACCATATAATAATACATCTGAAACCATCTGTTTTATTAAATTAAACCTGGTTATTTTATTCTTTTTGAATATACGATTTAAATATGTCTGTTCTGTATTTCTTTTAGTAAAAGTTGATTTAACAGATATATCCATTTGAGCAATTCCATTAGAAATTAGTTCAACACATGCATAAAAAGCAGAAATACACATAGCAGGCTTATTTGAAAATGAAGGACTGAATTTAAAATCACAACCAAAAATTTGCTATAGTTTCTCAATATCTATAGCATCATTTTGTACTGTTCTTTTCTCCTTTCTTTTAAAAATATTCCAATTCATTTTAGGATATTCATTTTAATTATTTATCTATTGTTTTTCAAGCTTCTTTTTTAATCTATATTTATTATAAAAAGAAAGGGTTATATTGTCTAAAAAATCAGACATATAACCCTGAAATATATAGTAATAAGAAAAAAATTATTCTA